CGAATACGGAAAAGTCCCTTCACGGGGTCGGTGAGATATAGTCAATCCTCCACCATAATCTTTTAATTCATCATCGCCTATGTTCCTCAAGAATGTTTTTTGGCTTGTAGATTTTATATCTACTCGCCATTGCCTAAGAATATCTAAAGACATATAACCAGATAAATATAAGATATTAGGAACCAATCATGACTGTAAGCGCACTAGCAACACCAATGAGTACACCATCTAGTTTAACACTAGATGAATTAAAAGAAGCATTATTCAATAACATCCGACTAAGATTAGGTGGTGATATTATTGATTTAGAACTTGACCCTCAGCATTATGAAGCCGCATTTAACTATGCCATTAAATTATACCGTCAAAGGGCACAAAACGCTACTGTCGAATCCTATACATTAATGACTGTCATTAAGAACGTAGACACATATACATTACCCTCTGAATTTATAAATGTACGTAGTTTATTCCGTAGAACAGTTGGCTTAGACACCGGTCCTAGTTCTAGTAGCTTTGATCCATTTAGTTCAGCTATTCTTAACACATACCTATTAAACTACAACTCTGCAGGTGGTATGGCAACGTATGATTTCTATGCAGGATATGTTGAATTAGCCGCACGTATGTTTGGTGGTTATGTAAACTATACATTCAATCCAGTAACCAAAATTTTAAAAGTTGGGCGTGATTTCAAGGGTACAGGTGAACGTATTCTGGTTTGGGCTGATATCCAACGTCCTGAGTCAGAGCTACTACAAGATCCAGGTGCAGGTGTTTGGATTGGTGATTTTACATTAGCAGTACTCAAAGGCATCATCGGTGAAGCACGTGAAAAGTTTGCTAGTATTGCAGGCCCGGGCGGCGGAACTTCACTTAACGGTGCAGCCATGAAAGCAGAATCTAAAGCATTGCAAGAAACACTTATCGAAGATTTACGTAGATATCAAGATTATAGTCAACCATTGACTTGGATTCAAGGGTAAACTAGTTCTTTACTTTTTCATACTCCTGTCATATACTAAGTACTTGACAGGAGTTTCCATATGATTTTAGGTGTTACTGGCTTTATTGGAAGCGGCAAAGACACAGTTGCTGATTATCTTTGTACGTTTCATGGGTTCAAAAGAGTAAGCTTTGCGGCTTCTCTAAAAGATGCAGTTTCAAGTGTATTTGGTTGGGACAGAGAACTATTAGAGGGTTCTACTAAGACAAGTAGAGAGTGGCGTGAACAAATAGACCCATGGTGGAGTAATCGACTAGGTATAGAAATTACTCCAAGATGGGTCCTACAGTACTGGGGTACAGAAGTTTGTCGTAATGGCTTTCATAAAGATATTTGGGTAGCAAGCGTTGAGAACAAATTACGTCAGACTAAAGACAACATTGTCATTACTGATTGTCGATTTTCCAATGAAGTATTAGCTATCAAGAATGTAGGTGGTATAACAATGCGAATTTCAAGAGGACCAAAACCCGAATGGTATGATGCCGCAGTGTCATTTAATCAAGGGGAGATACGTAATATGACTTGGTCTCTAAGTAGGAAACAGCTGGAATTATTGAAAGTTCATGCAAGTGAGTACTCTAGTGTGGGGCTAAACTATGACCATTATATTAACAACGACGGCACTATTGATGACCTACATAAACAGATCAAGTCAATAATCAACCTCTAAGTCCCCTCGTTTCCAAGTAACTTCTTTTTTCTTGATTACTTCAATACAATTAAGACAAACGGATCGAAGATTACTACTAGCAATATTCTCTAGTTTACCGTCGACATGAAAGACAGTAATTTGTGAATTGACGACACTATGAAAGCCACATAAATCACATGTGGCTTTTTTCTTATATCCACCGCGTGCCCAAAGTGACCGTCTAGGTTTCAGTTTCTTCTTTTTCCTGCCACATTCATCACACACACTTCTATAATGAACTACTCCATCGCGGTGATAGTTTACAGCACAGTAATTCTTATCGCATGTAGGACAGATGGGTCTTTTTGTTGGCATCTTATATTTAGTGAGAAACCTTCGAAGGCACGCTAAACCAGCCTTTTTTGCGTTTCACACTAAATAATAGTATGCATTTTAGGTGGTAAACCTCATAATTTTACATAAAGGAAAAAGAAAATGGCATTAACATCTCCCGGCGTAGAAGTACAAGTTATTGACCAAAGTCAATATCTTCCAGCGGCCCCAGGTTCCGTTCCGTTCGTCTTGTTAGCAACAGCGCAAGATAAGACTGAACCATCAGGCGTTGGCATTGCAGCAGGTACAACAGCGGCAAACGCTAATAAACTATACCAAGTAACAAGTCAACGTGACTTAGTTACACTATTTGGTAACCCGACTTTCTATACGACCAGCAATGGTACACCTCTACAGGGTTATGAACTCAATGAGTACGGCCTTCAGGCAGCATATTCTGTGCTTGGTGCTTCAAATCGTTGTTATGTATTGAGAGCAGACATTGATCTAGCAAGTCTAGTAGGTCAAACAGGTCGACCAGTTGGTGAGCCTTCAAACGGCACATACTGGTTAGACACTACAACATCAACATGGGGTATCTATGAATTCAACGCTACAACAAGTAGTTTTGAAATTCAGAATCCTATTATCATTACTGATGATATTTACATGTCAGGTGGAGATCCAATATCAAGCTTAGGTGCAATTGGTGATTATGCAGTATATGCATTACCCCAAGAAGGTGATGCTCCAACCACATCACATCAGTTCTTCTATAAGTTAACTGATAATGTATGGGCACCAATTGGTAGTAAATTATGGCGCGAAGATTGGCCTACAGTACAAGGCTCAGCATCATCTCCTGCACTAACAGCAGGAAACTCATTCAATCTTAACATGGATGGTGACGTAACAGTTGCGATCAGTGTTCCTGACGCAGGCGGCGGTATCGGAAACGTTACTGGTGTTGCAGGAGTAATCAATAGTTTAGGTTGGGGTTACTTATCAGCATCTGTACGTGATGGCAAATTATGTATTTTCCAAGCTTTCCCAGAAGGTGCTAGTAGTGCTCCAAGATTTCTTACTATTTCTACGGGATCAGGCACGGTTCTTACTGATTTAGGTATTGCTCCTGGTACATACTATCAACCAGTAATGTCATGGGGAACAAGCGCACAACAGCCACTATGGGCCGCCGGACAAACATATCCTCGTCCAACAGGTTCTGTATGGATGAAAGTTGGCGGTACAGGTCTAAACCCAACTGTGCAAGAATGGTCAAACGTTACTGCATCTTGGGAAACTAAAACAGTAACTCTTGCACAAGGTGACGTTAGTGCAATTTATGCATTAGATCCTACTGGCGGTCAAGCAATTCCTGCTGATACGGTATATGCTCAATATACACAAAACAATTCGTTCAATTTAGCTCCGGTAAATCTATGGAAGCGTGTAGCGACTGGTCCTACAGTAGTTACAGGTACAAATACAGCACCTGACTTTTCTGCACTTAGTCCAACTGGTTCAGGCCCATACTTGTTGTATGTAAACGTTTCTACTCCAGGTAGTAACTCTTTAAGTACTGCATATACTGTATCTATTCCTGAAGGTGCTGACGCTAGTGATTTTACAATTGCATGGTCAGCGGCAAATATTCCCTTCACTACTGCAACAGTAGCCACATCAGGTGCAATTCAATTGACACATACTGAAGGTGGCGTAATTGTAGTAGACGATATTGAACCATCCGGTACATATGAGTATAAATCTAACGGTGTTCTAGCAGAAGCTGGATTTACTGTTGCAACAGATGGTGTAAGATATTATAGCTGTGTTCAAACAGTATTCAGTGGAGTAGCACAATCTGCAACAACAGGTGGCGGCGCAAATGCAACATTCACAGTTACATTAAGTAACGGTGCATATGTTGTCAGTCCAAATACATTTGGTAATGCTGGTACTGGTTATGCAGCCGGTGATATAATAACTATAGCCGGCGACGATTTAGGTGGCGAGGTAACAACTAACGATTTACAAATCAAAGTTCTTTCTATAGACGTTAGCGGCGGTATTACTGGTGTAACATATGTTACAGGTTCGGCAACAACAGCTTATAAGTATGAATTGAGTAACTGGGTAATTTTTGATTACACAGCTAACGATGGTGCTCCTGTAGCAAATCCTGTTAATAATTCAAACTGGTTCTACTCAGTAGTAGACCAAGTTGACATTATGGTTAACACATCTAATGGTTGGAGAGGCTATAAAAATCAACCTTATGACTTGAATGGTTTCCCACTACCAAGCGGTGCAGGTAACACAGACCCTAATGGTCCTATCGTAAGCCCAACAGAACCAACAACTCAAAGTGATGGTACTGTATTAGTATACGGTGATTTGTGGATCGATACAAGCAATTTGGAAACTTATCCAGTAATCAGTCGTTGGCAATCTGTCAGCGGTGCAAATCAGTGGGTTCTAATTGACAATGCTAATCAAACTGATTCAAACGGTGTATTGTTTTCTGATGCACGTTGGGCAACAAACGCAACAACATCAGTAACTGATGATCCTATCCCAACTATTGTTAGCTTGTTGACAAGCAACTACTTAGATTTGGATGCACCTGATGATGCACTATACCCAACAGGTATGTTGTTATTCAACACACGCCGTTCAGGTTATAATGTTAAACAGTTCAAACAAAACTACTTTAGCATTCAGAATTTCCCTGGACAATCTCTACCAACAGAGAGAAATGCATGGGTATCAGTAAGTGGTCTAATGGCTAATGGCGCTCCTTACATGGGTCGTCTAGCACAACGTAATATGGTTGTTGAAGCACTACGTGCCGCAATCGACACTAATACGGATATTCGTGATGAAGATAACTTCTTCAACTTGATGGCTACACCAGCATATCCAGAACTACAACCTAACATGGTTGTGTTGAATGCTGATCGTGGTGAGACAGGTTACATCTTAGGTGACACCCCAATGGGTCTATCTGATAGTGCAACTGACATTCAAGCATGGGCAACTAACGCCGCAGGTGCTCAAAGCACAGGTGAAGAAGGTTGTGTAACACGCAATACATACTTGGGTCTATTCTATCCAAGTGGATTAACAAGTGACCTATCAGGTAACTTGGTTGCTGTTCCCCCATCACACATGATGTTGAGAACATTTATTAGAAACGATAACATTGCTTATCCTTGGTTAGCGGCTGCAGGTACACGCCGTGGTATCATTGATAACGCAACTAACATCGGTTATATCAATAGACAAACTGGTGAATTCGTTACAATCAAGACACGCTTAGGTGTTCGTGACGTTCTATATGTCAACTTCATTAACCCGCTAGTGTTCTTCACTGGTCAAGGTCTATTGAACTACGGTAACAAGACAAGCTTTAACTCTAGCTCTGCATTAGACAGAACTAACGTTGCTCGTTTGATTGCTTACATGCGTAGACAGTTAACATTAGCAGGTCGTCCATATGTGTTCGAACCTAATGATGGCTTCACCAGAGGTCAGATTGCTAACACTATCGAATCTCTATGCTTAGACTTGGTAGCAAAGCGCGGTATCTATGACTATCTAGTAGTTTGTGATTCAAGCAATAACACACCAGCACGTATCGACAGAAACGAGCTATGGGTTGACGTTGCAATCGAACCTGTTAAGGCAGCTGAATTCATCTATATACCAATGCGTATATTGAATACAGGTGAACTATCAGGAGCATAATTTATTAAGGGCGCTCTTTGGGGCGCCCTGATAAAAAGATAAATAAGATTAACAGGAGAAATATAAAATGGCAACAGCCTCTCAATCATTAAACAACTTCTCAGTATCTGGTGGACAAGATTTGACACCAGCAAACGGTACGTTGTTGATGCCAAAATTACAATACAGATTCCGTGTATTGTTCTTCAATTTTGGTTTAACTGACGCACAAGAACTAACAAGACAGGTAGTTGATTGTTCACGTCCTAACGTTCAATTCGCTAAAATTACTTTACCAGTTTACAACTCAACAGTATTCATGGCAGGTAAGCACACATGGCAACCAATGAACGTTAACATTCGTGACGATGCTGCCGGTAACGTTTCTAGAGCAGTTGGTGAACAACTACAGAAACAACTTGACTTCATTGAACAAGCAAGTGCGGCATCTGCTAGTGACTATAAGTTCAGCACATACATTGATATTCTTGACGGTGGTAACGGTTTGAATGAACCAATTATCCTAGAACGTTGGGAACTATATGGATGCTACTTAGAGTCAGTTAACTACAACGCTCTAAACTACGGTACATCTGAAGATGTCAAAATTGCGATGACAATCCAATATGACAACGCAATTCAGTCTGCACCAAGTGGTTTAGAATCTGGAGTTGGAGCTGGCGCTGGTACATTCCCACGTGGTGGCGCTGGTACAGCAACTTCCGTAGGCACTTAATCTTAGGATTTAAATGTCTTACAAAGGTGACGGACCCGGCTACTACGGTAGCCAAACTCAAAGGCCTGCCGATTTCGGCAGTCCTTACCTTAGAGACTTTGCACATGCGGCAAAGATTTTTAGGCCTGGTAGTTACGACCTTACCCCTAAATTTAAGTTTCTATTTCACACCTTCTTTGATATTAACCCTCTTGCTTATGACAAAAATATAGGCAATGGGGCTAATTTTGGTTTATTAGTAAAAACTGTAAAGCTTCCGTCTTTCAATATCAAGACGCAGGAACTTAATCAATATAACAGAAAAAGAATCGTACAGACTAAGATCACGTATGATCCTATCAACATCACTTTCCACGATGATAATCTAAACACGATTACAAAAATGTGGGATTCATATTACAATTACTATTACAATGATGCATCAAATTTAACTGGTGTGTTTAAAGGTGAAGTTGGTGCTGACAATGCATCTACTCAACCCGGGGCTGGCGCAGCCAATCAAAACTATAATGTTAGAAACATATACAATTACGACTTGACCGGTGATAATAATTGGGGTTATATCGGTGAGACATATGAAGGTACTCAATTAAAGTTACCTTATTTTAGAAACATCACGATTTTTGGATTTAACAGACATACCTTTACTGCGTATACATTAATTAATCCTATGATTACTAAATTTGACCATGATACATATTCTTACGCTGATGGCGCAGGAACTATGGAATGTAAGATGGACATAAACTATGAGTCTGTTGTTTACAATGAAGGCGGCATGGATGGACAAGCACCTAGTGATATCGTCAAAGGATTTGGTCTTGCTAATGCATATGATAAACAATTAAGTACGATCACCCCACCGGAAGCAAATAGAAACGTACCTTGGCAAGGCGAGTACAGACCAGGCAATTTCGTAAAACCACTATACGGCGATGGAGGAAGTAACTAATGTCTGCTATCCCTAGTAACAGTGCAAATGTTGCATATAATTATCAAAAAGTACCTGGTTTAGTAACATCTAATAAAGCACAATCGCAAGCAGGTTTGACTATTTCAATGAGAGATAGACCTAATCTAAATAGAAATGTAGTATTTCTATTTCCAACAAATGAAGCTACACCAAACTATGGCGCAGGTTCTCCAACATTGGGGGCGAGAACAAATACAGTCATAGATGGTACAGTAACATACGCAGGAAGACAGGTTCC